GATCGAGTCTCCCCCTTTAGCTTTTAGCATAAAGTTATGGAGTGCTGAGCCACGTAATTTTTTACCAGCAGCTAACTCTTCTTGCTTCCCAAATATTGGAATAAGTGAAGGAAAGATTTCTTCTGGTTTGCTTTTTATTTCACTAAAAGAGCGCATAATATGGTATGTGCGCAAATCTTCTCGCCAACCTATTGGTCGTTTTTCTAGATAAGCAAGCCACCCAACGTAATCGCAGAATGGCCAACTTCTCACTTCTTCGATAGATTTGCCGAGGAACAGAGCTAGTTCATATAGCTGCAGTACCTCGTCAGTAAGACTTACTTTTTTCCTTGGGACAAACCTGAGTACTTACTTATCGCATCTGATAATTGTACTAGCTCATCCATAGGGAAGTTCTTGATTTCGTCATCTTCAAGATCTTGAAAATCGGGGCAGCCTGCCTTTATAATATCGAACATGATATCTAGCTCGCTGATTTTACTACCTTCTTCAGCAATATCTTTGTTTGCTTCTTGAAGATCTTCAACTTGCGCTATCGTTAGCTTGCTGAGTGTTACTGCGACGCCCATAAACTGGTACGGCTTTGTTGATTTTTTATTGAACAGTGTTTTCTCTGCCAATAAATTTCTTAATGCGTTATCGCTCATTATAGGTTCTACCTTACTTGAATTTTTCTGAATTAAGCTTTTGGAAGTCATCTAGCATTTTCCTTAAACCATGTAATAGCCCTAGAGTTTCAAAAACCTCACGGGACTTCTCTGAATTGTCTTCGAATTCTGACATTCTTTCAAACGTCTTTCGAATACTAAAATCTATATCCTTACGACAGTGTTTAGTTGTCAATCTAAGAATATAACCTCTGTTGAAATTATTCTTACTCATAATACTTACCGTAAAAAGAGGAGACCAAAGTCCCCTCAACATTAACTAAGATTATAGGCTAGTGAAAGCGCCATAGAAGTCAGACTGCACAGTAATTGTAATAGTTGCTGTGTTAGCATCTGTTAGCTGTGGAGAGACTTGTATTGCTTCCATTTTACCTATCCAGTAATACGCAGTGTTTTCTACACCGATAGAACCAGCTGTCAAAGCGGCAGGAGTTGCATTTAACAAAGTGAAGCGGAAGACATACTGTCTACCATCACCAACTGCATCGCCTAAGACAGTTCCGTCAGCCCATTCAGAAGGAATGTAGTTGACTTGAATCTCAATAGAAGGAGCATCAGCTTGACCTTGTATCTGTTGAGAAGTTGCTTGACCGTACACAGGTACGTTAACAACGTTAGGTGGGGTACCCATTGCTGGGAACTCACGTACGTTCTTAATACTTACAAACTCACCTATAGCAGTCGTACCTGTAGGTTCTGTTGGTTCAAGTTCATTTGCAAAACAAAGTTCAAGGTTGGCCTGTGTAGGCGTGTTCTTGGCAGTGTTCACCTGTGCGGTGTCTATACAAACAGATAAGTCAGAAAACATACCTGCGCCGATCGAATTAATATGTGCCATTTTTTATGGTACTCCATAGTGGTTAAAAGATATTTGGTATTTTGTCATAACTAAACTGAGATTGACCGCATCAACAGAAGTACTACTAAGAACACTTCCAAAGAATTGTGTGTTAGAAGCCGTGTCTCTGACAGCAAGTGTCTTTCCGTTTAGATATTTATCGAGAATGTCAGCTATCTCGTAAGTTCGTCTAGAACCTACTCCGGCGTGACTATATATTTCTATAATTAATATACCTGAAACTGAGTGAATGTCATAACCAGACCCGCTGGGAATAATATCAATTCTAATATACTCTGCTAACCCTTCTGGGATTTTGTAGTTAGAAGGATAGGTAGGGATGCTTTCATCACTCCATGCTGGAAGTGCAAACACAGAAAAGATGTCGCTTTCGACATTAGCATAGCGGTTCATGGCGCTGCTCCTTTCATGTGAACTTCAAGTAAGGTGATATACTTGTCTGAGACAACACTGTCCCCTACTGACCACTCAACGCTACCGATTCTCACGATATCATACGTTTTAATGGAGTCAACATCTGTTGTATTAAACAAGAGTTGCTGCTTCCTTGTTGAAGATCCGTCACTTCGCTCTTCATCCTTTATGACTACAGCTTTGACCGTAATAGGTTCTGCCTGTACATCGTTTGTGGATTTGTCAGCGAAGTTAAAACCTTGTTCTACTCTCCCAATGAAGACAACATCTTCCGCCAGATCTTTTAGCTGTCTGAAAGCATTTCGGAGATTAGAAGTTATTAGCTTTTTGTAAGCCATTAGTTAGCTCTGAACCACTGATTACTACCGTGCCCACCGTCCACTCTTAAAGGGGCAATCAGCTTCTTGACTACTGGCGGTATTCTCGAAGCAGGACGTATCGTATTCAGTTCAATTGACCCTATCTTTATATCTGTGACTGAGCCTGAATCCTCAAGCAATCCGTCATTTAATAAAAGATGTAGAGCTAACTCTATAGTTGCTTTCGCAATCCGGTTGGGTACTTCTGTACCTTCCATTCCAACGGTCATACCTAGACGAGGATCAAAAAATGAACCTGATCTAGGAAATGCCAGCAGTTGAGAAGCACTTACAACAACGCCTGACCAGTCAAGACTGTCCAAGATTGAAGTTGCGGTTACTAACGACTGCGATTGTTCATCATCCGTTGCAGAAGCCCACTCGCTAGCGTCTAAGCGATCCTCAAAGTAGACTTCGGCTTCACCGAGGCTTACATAAGAGTTAATACCTTTGACTAAAGCCATGAGCCCTCCTTAGATTAGTTATGGAATACTGGAAGGATACCCAATGATAGTGCAGAAGAAGAGGTACGCGCCCATGCGCCACGATGTGCGTGAACACCACTGGCAACAGTTACTCCTGACAACGGCGCATGCACTCTTGAATCAGACTTCAGTACCGCACTACATAAACCTGCTTGAGTCGTAGCAGTGTAATCAGAAACAAATTGATTCTCAGCACCTGCCCAAGAGTAGCCACGAGGATGATAGATGCCACCCCAACGATACCATATTTGAGTAGTACCACCGCCGTTGTAAGCCGCAGCTTTACGATCGATTTCAGTAGGCATTGAAACGCTAACAGGAACATTCTCAATAGAGCCAGGAAGCACTATGAAAGAAGTCTTAGTTCCAGTAATGTTAGCACCACCGCCAGCATTAAACGCAGTCATCTCTGCTGCAGAAAAACCTTGGTTAGCACGTGTCTGTAATAGACGGAACTTACCTTGGAAGATGGTGTTGAAGTCAACGTTGCCGTCAGTCACACGATCTTGATCAACAAGGTTAGCTGAACGGAACGATGCATAGACTTCTGGAGAGCAGATTAAGTAAGCATACTCTGGCTCATAGTCTTTATACGCCATACCGAAAGCGTTCAAAAGACCTTCAGCACGTTGTGAACCCTGGTTAGAAGAACTAGCTGCAATAACAATACTTGCACCTAAGTCTACGTAGAAACCATGCTCTTTAACTGCTGGATCGTTTTCAAACGTTTGCCCACCAAGACCACCATCATCAGTACCGTAAAGTACTTCAGTAGCAGCTACCCCTTTAAGAGTAGCAAGGATCGAGTTGTGCTCGTCTTTAGCACGAGTTTCACCGAAGTCTCGACCAATTTTAGCAAGACCGTCTACTTGAGTTACGACCTGCTTCATGTTGATCTTCTCAGCACCATGTGTACGTACAGTCTTAATGTACTTGTACAATTCAGTACCGTAGCTTGACAAGCTACCGTCGGCAGCATTTGTCAAACTTGCAATGTTGATTGCAGGGTCGATCGGTGTATTCCAACGAGCTTGACCGATAAAAGTCTCAGTGTCGGCTTGGATATCAGGATTTCCACCCACAATACCTGTTGAGTTAAGTTTCTTAGCGTCAGTATAAGCTTCATCACTGTATCCAGTAATCGCTTCTTGTAACACCATTGAGGTTGTAGCGTCGTCGGCTACGACCGAGCTGTCAAAAATAGTAGCTGGCATTTTAAATTATCCTTTACGAAGTTTGCCTTCCGCAGCAAGCTTTAATACATCAGCTTGGCTCATATTGAACAAAGATTTCTGTTTGGCTGTGGAAGAAGATTGGGTTGATGTTGTTGATGAAGTTTCGGTACCACTACCTGTATTAGCTTTAGGCTTAAGTAGAAATTCATTCTCTTCGCCCGTGATAAAGTCTGTGATAACCTTTTCAACTGGATCTCCATTACGCCCTTCCCAAGAACCTGCTTCGGTCTGTTTGAGCTGACTGGTGATTTCTGAAAAGGCCATTTTAGAGGCTTTATCTGAGCGAAAATCGTAACCATTAAGAATACTCTTAATCTCCAAATCTCTGGTGAGTTCGATATTTCTTTTGGCAAGCGTTCCTGAACGAGCTTTTTCCTCAGCGAGTTGCAATTCCAGAGCTTCAATTTCTTTTCCCTCAGCTTTCAACTTTGCAGTCTCTTGCTCAGAAAGTTTCTGTTTCAATTCTTCTGTAAGTGCTAGTGTCTCATCTCTTTGAGAGTAGGCTTTATTCATCTTAGCTTTAATTTCTGCAAGCTCTCGCTCTACAGCAGCCGCAACATCAGCTTTGAACTTAGCATCCTTATCAGTACTCGATAGAGCAGCTGGTGGTGCAGTTTCAGTCTCTGTTGCTTTAGGCTGGTCGTTAGTGTTGTCATTTACTTCAGGCATTATATATATCTCCGGACACGGTCCACAGTTGAGGCACGGCCTCTAATTAAATTCCAATACCATACCAACCATAGTCTTCACTAAAATCGGTAGATATATCTTCTAGAATATCCTCTTTTGTAAGGATATCTTCTATAGTCAAAACCTTCCCATCGATCACGGATCTTCCAGGTACCGGTATTAACCCTGTATCAATTGCTTCGTCTAGGTATTGCTTGTAAAGTGCATTAGGCAATCCTCTGGCTTTCATCTCATTGAGCGTCATAAGAATGACATTCTTGTCAAGAAATTCAGCATAGATGTCACGAAGAGCATCTGTAGCAAAAGAAAGGTCTCCAATGTTTGTCATAAAAGCATCGTGAACCGTACTTGTGGGTATCTTGTTAGTTCGACCCCATAAGTGGAAACGACGTACCATGACGCTATCATTAGAATGGTTAAAGTTTACTCCATAAGCCGTTCTTGCACCAACAATATCAGCGATATCATTAATCTTTCCAGACCTATTAAATAATACATCTAATAAAGATGCTTCTGACTTCTGTTTCACATTGATAATGTTAGTAACACGGTTACCGGTTTTATCAAAGTAGTTAAGCTTTTCTTCAAAAGTCTCCCGAAATACTTGCTCGATAACTTGACCGTCCATGTTTACAGAGGGTACTGATGTCCAGCTTTTGGGATGCTTCTGAGCTTCCAGAAATTCAAACTTTTTGAGAACAGGAATCTTGCCTATCTTTTTACCAAGATCGAATTCGAAACCTGCGTACTGTCGCCCTGTCTGTCTGTAGCTGGGGGCTTTCACACCATACAACAAGTCAAAGAGGGGGTGGTCTTTTTCTAAATATTTTTCTAGCACTCGCCTAGTCACAGGTTGCTGAGAATCTATTCCTAAAAACTCTGCTACTTGCTTAGGTACTTTAACCCCTTTATTAGCATCTTTGCCAAAGAAATTCAAAGTGACAACTTTCTTCCAATCTATAGTAGACGTGGCAGGTTTGCTGTTCTTTAGAAAGTCTTCTGCGAGTCTACCGAAGAAACGAGTAAACGTCAGTAATATAGGAGCTTGCTCTGCAGCAAGTTGTGACATAATTTTGCCAATTTCTAAGAAATCTTTAGGCGTCATCATTCCACTGTTTGTGTAGCCTGCTGTGATCTTGTGGACAAGTTGCTTACTTGCGTCATCTATAAACCATAAATGCTCTATCAAGCTGTCTTCAAACTTACGACCATTATCCATTACGTCTTTTACCTGCTTACGAAGCATCATGAGTTCTTTATAGGTGTCAGGGTCGAATTGTTTGTACTTAGCAGCTCTTGCAGATATTTGATCTAAGACTTGCGCCCTATCAGATGAAGTGACAGTTAAGATATCTTTCTTAGCAAGTATTTTTGCCAGATTTTTTTCTATCTGCAATAGCCCCGTCTTTTCACCCGCACCATACAACGAAACCATTATCTTGTATTTAGAGGCTTTCCTTAAGTCTTTTTCGCTAAGATTTAGTCTTTCATTAATCTTCTTAAAACGAGGATCGTTGAAAGTATCTCTTGCTACAATATCATAAAGACGAGCTTTCTGATTAGTTGGTACAACATTGCTATACTGAGCGAGTTGCTTATTTCTGGTTGTCAGGGCAATTATCTGAGCACCTGACGAGGAGGCATCGACTTCCATTGCAAAGTCTGTCTTGTAAGAATCGAAGATCTTCAGATTGGTGTATTTACCGTCTGCGAACTTGTCTGTCTTAGCATACTCTACAGCGAATCGCATGAATTTATTTAACTCTTCACCTTCGATCTGAGCTACCAGTTCATGTTGTAAAAACTTCCTTATGTCGTTCGGCTTACCTCTGATTATCAGATTGCCGATGTCAACCATATCTTGACGGTATTTCTCTGCTATCTTCTGGCGACCTGTGAAACTCAGAGCGTTAAAGCGACCTTCCAGCTTATCTGAAATACCACCTAGGAAGCCGCCTAGTTGATCATTCATCAGCATGTAACCCTTCTGCCCTAGAGTCCGCTCCTGTGCAGTCGAAAGGAAACCCCTATAGCTCTCCCCACTTTGAGGAGATATCAGTCCACGTTCATAGACACGCCCACGGTGATCTACGAAAGGCATATTGCCGAACTTTGACTTATCTTTTCGTAGCCACTTCATTGCAGTAAATCTTTCGTAAGTATCATCTCTAGCAGCCATAAAATGACGATACTCATTCAAGTCGTCAAATAGCTTAGCCTTACCTTTATCGTCACGAAAGTTTAGTAACGCTTCTGAAAAGTCAAACACTTCTTCATTGATAGTATAGCGTGTCTTACCTGTCCAATTAAGAGAATCCGTGAAGTCTTTAGTTAAAAGTTCTTCCGGAAAATCTGAATAAGAGTTAGTTGAAGTCACAGGAATACCAGTGTTAGTGTAACCTCTGATGCCATCATCAAGCCAGTACTCTTTTGAGTGAGGTCTGATAACGAGCTTGCTGTCTTTCATTGGGACACGCATTCCCACATCTACTTTCCTAGCAAGTCGCTCATATGTCTTTATACGAGAGTCTGTTATGATAAGGTTTTGAGCAAATGTGTCATAGAACTGACCAAAGTATTGTCCGCTTATTGAAGAACGCATACGTCTTTTCTGCACACCAAAGCTCTCCAGCTTGAAGAACTTGTTGTTAGAATTGAGCAGCTTCATCCCAAGCTCACGCCATTTATCTTTAGTCCCGTTCATATTACCGAGCATATAGAGATCACGGCCTAACGCAACTGCCAGCTCATCTATATCAGGGCTTGCTGCTAACGAAAGTCTATGTGCAAACTTGGTATAGAATTTCTTGAGGGCATTCTTGTCATTAATTCGACGTATCATCCATATAGGAATGTTGCGATCGAAAGTGTCACGAAGCTCTCTGGCCAGTTTAGGTGCAACACTCCTCTCCCATTTGAGCTTTGCCCTTACATTAGCAACAAAGTTATCATGAAGATCATCAAGACTGCTAATCCCTAAGACAGGATCGATAAACCCTTCTTGCCTTAGTTTCTTTAAGACATCTGAGTTAGCTCTTAAGGCTGTCTCAATATTGTCTGAAATGTTTAACATATCAAACTTGATCTGAGCATTCATGACACCTTTGATATTATTCCAAGGCTCAGGGTTCTTACGATAGCGTGTAAAGATTATCCGCAAATTATCAGCTACAACTGCTTGCTGATTTACTGACATAGTGTTATGCAACCTTGCTACGATATCATTTATTACTTCTTTATCTACAGCAGTCAAAACAGTCTCTTTATCTAAAAGACGTAAACTGCCTTGCAATACACTCGGAACTGGCTGATATAAGCGGCTATCTACATAACGTTTTAGAACAGGGTTATACACCATTTCTGCTTCAGTCGGTGGTCTATTTAGTACTGAACGCTGTCTTGCTTTCTTAGACTGAGTAGTAATTCCTCGATAGTTCATGAGAGAAAGATTGCCATCAAGTTCGTTAGCTTGCAACTTATAGTAGTTGATCAAATTGTTACGAGCCACTTTATCAATATCATCTGGAGTACTTATATTCAAAACGATATTGTCAAGCTTTTTCTTAGCAGTTGCAAACTTAGCGGTCTGGCCGGGCGGCGTGTATTCTTCTGTGATTTTCCTTAACGACTGAAGTGTCAAAGGGTTGCCCTGCAAATCACCAAAGCGACTTATATGTAATTTATTTCTTTGGAATAAGTCTACTTTCCCACTGCCACCAAGATGTTTCAACTGAGTCTCGTGAGACTGTCTAAGTAGCCATTCGTTATAACTCTCTTTCAAAGGAGTCTGACCATCATAGAAGTTTACTTGTTTAGGAGTCAATCCTTCTAAGTTTCTACGTCTGACTTCTGCTACGTTCTGCAACTTATTTACATCATCCCAAGATTTGAACACAGGCGTTGTAGTGCTACGACAACCGTGATGTGCGGGTGGTAGCGAACCTGTGTCATCAGAATCAAAAATCTTCCCGTCTCTAGTTGCACAAACAGGTGTTGTTCGTGAATCTAAGATTGCAATATATTGATAACCTTTCAAGACTTGAGAATTTGCTTGATAGATAGCTTGATCGGCTTGTGCGTACACACTCGTAATTGCTGTTGTAGTCAGTGTTCTAGACTGATTTCTTGTTATCTTGTGAACATTGCTTTTGCGAACACTTAAAGCAATCTCTGCAGGAGACGCACCACTTGCAATTCCTCTACGGATTAGCTGCTCTACACGTTTGCGCTCACCTATTGAAATGCCGTCCCAACCTTGTAATAAAGTCTTATCGGCATACAGCGGTCTATTGAGAATCATCTCTTCAGCGACACGTCTACTAGGACGTTTAGTTCGCCATATTTTACCTACAGCGGTCTCGATGTTTTGAAATCCAAAAGAAATTTGATCGCCAATAAGGTCAGTGAGTCCTGTTTTACTCGTTCTAAATGCTTCTAGCTTTGCTCTTTCAATAGACTTTCTTAAATCTGCTTTAAGTTTTCTTTTGCCTTTAACAGTAAGGGTACTGTCTTTTATAATATTATCTGCTCGCTTTTCTTGACTTCTAAAGACATCTAGTATCTTTGCATAGAGTGTTTTTTCGTATCTGCGTATATTTGCAGACCTATTTACTCGTTCGTCATAGGCGAGAGTTGCGGCATTTTCCATCTAAATCTCCTAGTAAAATTGCGCAAGTAGTAGTATTTTATATGAAAAGAAGCAATATAGCAACTTTCACAAAAGGAAAATTAATATGAAAGGTTTGAAAAAATTAATACTGTCAAATGAACAACAACAAATGTTAAAAGACACACTCTATCCAAAACACTTAAATGTCAAAGCAACGCATGTTACGTTACAATATGGCGACTTATTTTCTTGTGATAAAGAAAGCTGCAGAATTATAAACGTAGCAGATTTTTTTGCTAATCTTTATCTAGCTTATCATCGAAGTCGTCTTCTTTATTAACGAACTCATCTGCAAGAATCTCTTCACGACCTTGTTCATCATTGTAGTCAGTGTCTATAACATCGTTCTGTTTGAGCAATACTAACCAAGCTGAGCGAGGAATTAATCCACTTTCATACCATTCAGTAGCAAGGCGTAACCAATCAGCACCTAACGGAACAGGGTTGAAGTCATCACTTAATGAGAAGTCTATATCCGCGTCTGACAGCTCAATCCCTGAGTCCCACAGTATCATGAACCTCACGACTTTCTCTAGTGTAGAAGAAATCTTTGAATTGAGTGAACCAAGCTTTGCCGTTTGAGCTGCGTTACGTATTTCTAATGCAACTCCTGACTGAGCTGTCTCTGGAGACAACATTCGAATCCCTAACTTCGCTAACTCTTCAATAGACGAGGCAATTGCTCTGTCCATATCTTTTAAAGCGTCTGTAGGCGTTTCCAGCACACTTGCTTTGCCGTTTTCGGGCAAGAGTATCCACGAGCCTAAGCCTTGATTAACAATAGACTCAAACTGATCGTCAGTTATATCTGCGCTAATAATAGGGGTATACGTCGCAGCACCATAAAGAAGATGATTGCGTCTACTTACTTTATTATACAGAGAAATTTCTTTATCTACAATCGTGGCGAGTATTGGAACAGACGTTGAGATAGAGCCACTCAAAGGGAAGATAGGCAGGTGAGTCAGCTTTTCACCGTTAACAAGGATATTGTCAAAAGTGTCAACTAATTTATAAGTATCTTTCTCAAAATTGTGATGACGTTCACCACTAATGACCTTGACTTGACGCGCTTCGACACTTTTTGCAAACTTTCTAATGCGATATTTGCCTTCGTGCAACTCATATACATTTACAACTTCTGTTAAGTCTGGATGAAACTCACTCTCACTGAAACTTTCTTCATAACACTTTACGACTACTTGACTTAGTAGCAGCTTACCGCCTGCGGATTTTGTAGTCTTCCAATTGATAACATCTTCGGCTTTCCACAATACAGGATACGGATGAATTTCGCTACGCTGCTTCTTTGTCAATGTCTCAAAGTTAGCTACCGCTGGATGATCTATAAACAACCATGCACGACTTGTTACAATTTCTTCTTCGAGAGCCTTCGACAAGAAAGATGTCAAAGAGCTACCGTCTTGTCCAAAAGAGTTCAATAACCAATCTATTGTATCTTCTGAGATTTGTTTGTTAGTGAAAGTGAGAGAGGGCTTCTTGCGAAGCAACCCTCCTACAATCATTTTCGAGAATTCTGCAGTAATACCTGGGAATTCTGCTTCTGCTTTGTAAAACTTATACTGAGCAAGAGACATTGATGGTGAAAAAGGGATAAGCATATTGCCATAATTCATAGTATCAATAGCGTTATCGTAGGTCTTTACAGCCTCCTCTCCACTGCAGATCGCTCTGCATCTTTCCCAGATAGGGTACATCGACTCATATTCAGCATTAGGATCAGCAACTGTCTTAGTCTTATCTACAGCATTCTGAGCAGGCATAGTACGTTCCTTTTATTTAAAAGCTTTATTAAAAGCCGACATAGTGCCGTCAAAAACTTTTCCAGTTGTCCGATGCACAGCGTTTATACCTGTATCAGTCTTTGTGAGAACCCAGTCGCAAGGTTGACGCTCATGCGCTTCAAAAGAGACTTCAGGTGTGACTGCTGGAACTATTGCGTCAGCTCCAGACGACATTACTAGAGTTTCAACAGGGGCTTTATCTTCTTTTACATCTTTCATAAGACTTCCTTATTAGGTTATTGAAACACTGCCGCTCGTAATAGAGACTTGCCCTACTTCTGCCAGTACCTTAGTGCTATCTAATACGCCAGTATCAAAACAGACACTATCTGCCCAAAGAGCATAATGCGAGTATGAGCCTGCGCCAACATCAAAGAGAGGAGTCGCGGTCAAAGCTCTGCTGCCTGAGGCTGCAGCTCCGAATGTGATTGCTTCTCTTGTGTAACCGTCACCAGAGGCTTCGTTACTTGTTCCTGTATCTCCAGGCGCACCTGTATGCAAACTCATTGTGTAAGCACTTGCAGTTATTCCGTTCAGTGCCGCGTTTCTACCAGCTATTGTTAATGCCATGTTAATACCTTCCAAATGTTGAATTAAATTTCATTGAGCCGTAAAACGGCAGTGTGTCGATAGAGCGCGAGTCTCTGAACCACAATTCGTACTTATATCTGCCGCTCAAGTCGACAGTCTCTGTATCTCTGAGGTTAACAGTGAATACACCATTACCCGCATCGAATACTAGGTTTGGGCCGATTGCATACCGAAATGCCTCAGTACCTTCAAGAGTGTTAACTACGAAGATAGCTGAGATAACATCAGCAATACTAGTCCCATTTATTGTTACTTGAAACTCAAGAATCTTATCTTCATTCTGATAAAGATCTGTAATGTCTTGTCTTCTCATGAGACATTTCCTATGGTTAGCGATCGATTATGTTTACAGCAAAAGTCGGAGTCTGCATGTGATTCACAAAACGTATTGTTGCTAAAGCGTTGGCTGTCAATACCGAAAGAGCATAAACGTCAGTAGCTGCAAAGTTTTCCGAAATGAAAGTCCCTTCAATGTTTACTGTAGCTGTCACAGAAGACTCTGTCGAACTTACTGAGTAATAACTACCAAAGATTCTTGCTTGCCCTGAGACAAGAGTAATGACAGAGTCAGACGCTGTGAGTGTCCCAGATAGCCGAGGTTGTCCCTCAACGGCACTATCACTGACGTTTGCCGAAATCATAGGGCTGAGTAAGCGAACGATTCCAACTGTCTCAGATACAGACTCTAGCGTACTTAATATATAAGCATTTTGCTGATTTCCAGAAAGTATCTCACTTGCACTCACTGCCGTAGCGGTAAAGCTTACACTTAATCTAAGTCCACCGTCTATTGCGGATGTGCTAGCAAGGGTGCTGGTAAATAAGCCTGTCAAAATGCTGTAGCTTGATATAGTAGAGGTACTCGTAGCAGTGCTTGTTACAGTACCTAAGTCAATGTTTAAGTTTGGAGATTGACTCCAGCCATAAACGCCAAAGTTTCCGTATTGAGCCATTATTCACTTACTCCGTGGTCTGCTCCACCAGTAGTAGTACCGTTGCCTTCTTCAATTAACACGTATCTTGTACCAACAGCATCAGTTGTTTCTATTTGGGCCTGTCCACCTATAAATTCTACTTCTTGAGTGGGGGAAGTATTCATGTTTATTAAAACACAACTGTATGTTCCATCAGGGATTCCAGTAAGAGTCATATTGACTACAGGGGCTTGAATATTCACAGTCACAACAACAGCAACTGCTATTACTTGGTCAGTGCCGTCACCAACAATTAAACTAATATCAACATTACCAGCGCTAAAACCTGAAACTTCTACACTTTGTGTATCTGTAGCAGACAAAATACCGTTATTAACTGACCATGCGTAATCATATTCAATACTCGTTAACTCGCTATAATCTGCAAAATCTACAGCAATTCCGTCTATTTCAATTGCTGTGATAGGGTTTGCACCTACAAGAATATCAAGTTGTGTTGTGCTAAGAGTGAAATTTGAGGGTGCTAAATCATTAACTGGTTCGCTAGTAAATACTAATATTTCAGCCTCGACAACAACTGTTCTAGTTACCTGAGTAGAAACATTACCAGCAGCATCGGTACAGTTAAACGTAATAACATAAGTGCCTGCTACACTGTTAAGCGGAGTATCGCCGCCTACTATTACTGTCTCTCCTGTGTCAGTAGTAACAATAAAAGTGGGCAAATCCCCTAGAAACGGTATTGTCGTAACACCGTCACCGCTTACTGTAATTATCGGGGCAGTGCTGTCTGAACCAGCATCAAACACTCCCCGTAGATCATATACTCCGCGTAATGCCATTAGGCTACTACTCCTGTATCTCCGAACACATGTGTAGGCGTGTAAATAGTGTAGTTTAATGAATCTCCTAAACTACCTATAACTACATTT